ACGACTGTGAAAAGAAGATTCCGAATGCCGATCATGGAGAAATCATTGACTTCCTTAGTACACTCTGTACTCGGGGAGTTGATATTTCCTCATGCATTGGGATCTCGGTTGAAGACCATGTCTTCCATTTTTGTCACAGTTGGGTCCGATTCCGGCATGCGCTGGGTCTGGCCGATGCAGTCTACCTATCTATGTTCAATATGGGTATTTCTGTGAAGTTTCCCGGTCGGGTTGTTGGGTCTTTTCCCTCCAACTCGACATTTGGGAGGAGAGTTCGATTTTCTGTGAACCACGAAAGAAAAAGTACGGTGTACAACCGTCCCTCAACGTCCCACGTTCACTTTCGAATTCTCTTGCACTTTCTCCGGGTATTTCCGAAGAATCTCACAGAGATATCCTATGTTAAACTAATCAAGACTTCGCTCGTTTATTCTTTCTGTATGCAGATGGAACAAGAGCTTCCGGACACGTCCGGAGGCAAAATTCCTCTATTTCCAGAAACTACTCAAAAACGTCTGGACCGGTACTTCCTTCACCGAAGGCCAGAGAAATGCCGATTCTACAAGAATATCTTAGAGTCGAAGAGTCTCTGTGCCCCGGTAGGGGAGGAGATGGTGAGACAAGCCTATTTGAAACACAAGGCTTCTCTTTGCCGTCCCCCGGAAGACGTTCTCCAGGTTCCTGAGCATATTTTGAAGGAACTTTTTGAGTATGGCACGAAGGTGGGAAAGTTTGTAAGTAAGGTATATGATCCTTACCGTACTTGTTCTCCCAACACTCGTGCAACCCTTGAACGAAGTCGTCAGAAAGGTGGAGCTCGTGAGGCACTTTTTGCTCAACGTGAAGTGCAAAAAGGCCCACTGTACCTTCCTCTAGTCTCTGAAGCTACGCGTCCTGAGCCATTTGTCATAGCTCTCTTCGGTCCTCCGGGATCGGGGAAGACGACGACAAGTCAAACGCTATTCAGAGTACTTGGAGGTGCTCTGTTTCCTGAGGTCCAGGAAACAGATCTCGTCTATAGTCGCTCTTGCTCAACTAAACATTGGGACGGTTATAAAGGTCAACCCATTGTCATCCTTGATGACTTTGGTCAGGACCAATGTGATCGTTCCGATATTGTTGAGTTCGAACAACTGGTTTCCGTTAATCGTTATGTAGTTCCCATGGCGGACTTAGAGAATAAGGGACAATTATTTGTGAGTCCTATTATCATTCTCACTTCCAACATGGGATACGGTAGTGTTATTCGGAACTCTTCCGAGGAGCCTGTCGTGGAGGACGATATTGCTGTCTGGCGGCGAATGCACCTACCCATCTGTTTGATGGGAGGTCGTAAATCGTCACAGCCAGAATATCGAGTCTACAACAGGCTCGCCCTCGGAGGAAGTTTGGGACAACATGAGACATGGATGGGGAAGTACGTGGGTAGTTCCACGAGGGGAAATAGGAATGTTTGGAAGCATACTTATTTCCAGCCCAATGTTGATTGGGTACTTCCTGATTCTCTGTCTTCCTCAGATCTATTTGCACGGTCATTGCGTGAATTTCATTCTCATATTGATTTTCACCATACCGAGCTTAGCTCCAATTGGAAGCAGAGTGTCGCAAGGGTCCGTGTGAGGGTTTCTCAATCCGCCGAGCCATTCTATAATGTTTCAGCAGAGAAGATAAACGTCGCGCGAACTCCAAACGATATATCCATCTCTCAGGTCTTCCCCCGCTTCCCCCCTTATCATTCTCCTGTGGTTCAAGCGATCGCAATCACTGAACCTTTAAAAGTGAGGATGATAACAAAGGCGGAAGCGGATACGAAGGTACTCCAACCTTTTCAATGGGCTTTGTTTGAGTATTTAAAAACTCAGCCCCAATTCTCTCTCACCCATGGGGTCTCCCGTGGATTTGATGGAGAATTCAACGAAAAGCTGGAGTGGATCTACCGCATAGAGAAGGAAATTTCCCATATCAACACTCAAAAATCTCCTGATGATCGGTGGCTTTCTGGTGATTATACCAGTGCCACAGACAATTTTCCTATGTCTGTGACAAATGCCTTGATTGAGGGTATTTTGAGTGAGATCACACACGAACCCACGCGAGCGTGGGTTCGTTACGAGGTCTCTAGCCATGAGATCCGTTATCCGGGTTTGTCACCTGGAAAACAGACTTCAGGCCAGTTGATGGGAAGCCTCCTCTCCTTTCCTCTTCTCTGCTTTCTGAATGACTACATAGTTAGTTCATCAGGTTTTGAGAGAGGGAAGTATATGATAAACGGAGACGATGTGGTGGCATGTGGATCTCCCCAGTCTATAGAGACCTGGAGGTCACGGGCTCCGACCGTAGGTTTGGATCTTTCCCTTGGGAAGAACTTCATCGACGATCATTTTTGCACCGTGAACTCCCAGTTATTTTATGATGGGAAGGTTCAGCATACCGGTAAGGTTTCTTGCCAGACTCGCCATGGAAAAACTCTCTCCCGATGTTTTTCAGAAGTCCAATTTTATTATGGGACCAATGATCGCATGCGGAGGGAGTTTATTCGTAGGAATATTCATGAGTTGAG